TGCGTGTTGGTATAGTTCATAGAAGTTATTGTTCATGCCTTGTGGTGTACCAATAAATACACAATAACCTTTTCTATCTGATAGTGCAGGTCTAATTATTTCTGGAAACAATCTTTCGTTTACATTTGCGTATTCATCAATCACACAACCATCAAGGTATATACCTCTCAAACCATCTGAGTTCTCTGAACCTAGTAAAGTTATTCTGCTGCCATTCGGCAAATCTACACGCAACTCTGTTTCGTTAAATTTTGTATAAGGTATCTTTGCTGTAAATTGTTTCATATAATCCCATGCTATAGATTTTGCTTGTTTGAAGGTGGGTGCTATATAGGCATACCTAGGGTTCTTGTTTTTGGACAGCAATGCTGACCTAATTAGATGATTAATCATACAAACTGTTTTGCCAAACCTTCTATGACAAACTAATACATTCCACCTGTTCTCTGATATTTTCTTATGTAGATATGCTTGGTGCTTTCTTGGTGTGTAGGGTATTTTAATATCCATATCTAGTGTATCTTTGTACTAGGCATACTATCTACAGGTTCAAAATCAAAGCCAATGCAAAACATAACATAGTTAATAAATAGCTGCGAAGCTAGTTCATTAGGAAAACCAACGAATTTAATTATGACATCATTACGATCTTTATCTACATAAGCAACTGATTCTATATCTTCTAAGTCAAAAGGTTTCATATACTATATTTAGTTTATTATTGGTGGTCTGGCAAGATGAAGATGTGGGTGTGTGTAAGGGAGTCCTCGAGTCCCATGTATATATACGTATAGTTTGGCGCGTCGTTTTTGGGGTATACCTACCCTCGCAAAAATAAAAAAATGTAAATCCTGGCGTAATATTACTAATGATAATTTATGATTATCAATAGAAATTCCTATAACTATTAATTATCGGAAGTAGATAGGTCAATATTGTTGACCGATATTATAACGCTAAGAGCTCGAGGCGTGGCGTGTAAAAGAATTGTAAGTATTACTACTAATTATATTATCAATTATTATTCCAGGATCGCACAAAAAAAAACGCCAATAAAATTAATTACTGGCGTTTAATTTGTTTATTATTATTAATAAATATTTCTTATAATACTTTTACTTCTTTCTTTTTGATTTACATCAACAACATAATAATCGCTTAGATCCTCTTCATTTGGAAATTTCAGATAAATAAAATCCCATCCATCTTGAAAAGTTTTAAAAACTTTATTTGGAAATAGTCTGTTATTCATCCAATCAACTATTTTATATTTACCCATTTGTTTACCTCTTTGTTTATTTGTTTAATCTCTTTATATATCCAATTTATATAATTGCAAGTATTATTTTTAATTAAATTACATTAGAATTATTCTAAACTAGATACTGTTGCATAAATATCACACATAAAAAAATATACTTTTTGTATTGACCTTAAAATAAATATATGTATATGATTTGTATATTAACAAATGAAAGAGGAAACAATGACTAGATATAACTTAAAATATAAATGGACTACTTCAAGAGCTAGAGACAGCTATGGATATAATGTTTGTACTCTTCTTGTAGATGGTGAAAAAGTTGGAAGATGTAATGGGGGAGGTTATGATATGACTGGTACATCTTTAGCTCAATGGGTTGAAACTAACTTTAAAAATGATCTTCTTAAATTAAAAGAAGAATTTTATGGGTTAAGTTTTCATGATCCGAATTGGCAACCTTCAAAAGAAATAATTGAAAGAGAAGAAAAAGGATTGTCTTTAGGTCTTGAAAGATACCAAGATTTTTATAAACAATCTTCTAAACTTCCAACAGATAAACACACAATACCAAAAATAAATGGTTCTTGTGGTGTGTCTTCTGTTGAAAGAATATTAAACGCCATAGGTTATTCATATTCATGTATTGATTATGATAGCAGAGTTTATGTTGTTGAAACTCAACAAAAGCGGGTCGCATAATGATTAAAAATATATTAAACTTTCTTCTTTGGAAGAAAGAAGAAATCTTCAGCTTTTTAGATTATGTTTTATTCCTGGCTATGTTTTATTTAATGTATCTAGGTTTAAAACATGGACCACAAATAGAACAATTAATAATTGAATTGAAGGGGGGTGCGATATGATTATTAAATTATTTGGTAAGCAAATAACAATCAATAATAAAAAATGGCAGCAGGATTTATTAGCTTGGTCATTACTATATAGAACAGAAATAGTAATAGCTGTTGCTAGTTTTATCTTGGGTTCTATAATATTTTAAGGGGGATATATGAAAAAAGAAAAAACAAATTGGTATGATGAAGGATTACATAAAACTTATGGGGATGATAATAATGGTCTTATTTGGGGTATAAATTATATTGATAATGATGAAGTGATTGAATGTGAATGGTTTAAAACAAGGCAAGAAAGAAATAAACAAATAGAAAAATGAATAAAAAACTAACACAACAAAATTTAAGGGAGTTAGCAAAGCTGACTCTCTTAAATATTTTACAGACTAAAGGTCTTTACTATCAGAAGTATCAGAGATTGTATCAGCAGAAACATCAATCAAATTATCCTGATTATCTTCCCAAGAAATTCTAATATTACTATCTGATTTAAGATCAATTTTTTGTTTTTCAGTAAACAAAGAAGATACTCTGGGTGCTAACCATTTTAAATAGTTAGCTCTCTCTCTGATAAAGACGAGCATATTGGGATCTACATCTGGGTTATCATTATTAAATAAGACCAACATCTTCTCAACTAAAGTCTTAATCCCTCGTTCTTGAGCTAGTTCAAATCTCTCTTTTGTCTTTGGATTTTGATCCAAGTATTTGTATAGCGTTGTCAATTTGATCTGTAAATCTTTTGCCAACTCGAACATTGTTTCGCCATCTACTATACGATCTATTATAGTATTTAGTTCTGTATCGGATAGACTTAGACTTTTGTTCTTGGTCTTGGATATATCTTTTGATTTCATCTTCTGATTTGGACTTAAAATTTTTTAAGTTTTTTAACATATTAATCTTGGATTGTATATCTATTCTATTGTTTCTGTATAACCCCATATATTTTCTGGTCTTATGGTTCCAGGATTTACTAGCTTTGTGATAGGTACAGAGCATACGTCTTGACGTTGGAGTGAAGTATCCTTTACACCTACATCTTTTACCAGAATGACGAGCTATAGCTTCACATTGTATCTTTATTTTTCCCAAGGTTTTATTCCATGTTTTATATTATATTCTTTCTTTCTTTTGTATGCGAAGTTCTTTTCCTTTGTAATTTTCTTTAGTTCCCTTTGTATTATCTTGGGATCTACTAAATTTTTTTGACGAGCTAGTTCCTCTTTTCTCTCAATAGCTAGTCTACAATAATAGACATTCTTAGTATCTGATTTAAGGGTTTCGGCAGGGAGGGTAGCGAGATCGTCTAATATGTTATCAAGATTACCTCTATTATTACTTATAATTTTATCAATAGTATTATATTGATATGTTTCTTCTTCTAATATAGCTCTTTTATTTACATTAGATAGCTCATTATTTACTATCATGGCTTTTTCTTCCTTTAAAAACTTATCATTTATAACATAGGTCTTACCAGATTTACCTCTTACAGTTTTTATTACATTCATCTTCTCTAAAGTATCTAAACAACGCTTAATAGTGGGTCGTGAAAGTTGCGTGTCTTTTTCCAAAGTAGCGTGTCGTATGTGGCAAGTATAATTGTTTTTCTTCCAGGCATATTTAAGCAGACCAAGATAAACACATAAACAAGTCGCCTTTTTTTCGCCTAATTTGTCTAAATGATGATACAATTTATAAGTTAAGTGAAGAAAACCCCTAGTCTTTAGCATATTTACATACCTTTTTGTGATTGGCTTGTAGGTCTAGCAAGATTGACACCCATTGTTGCTCGTTCATTACCTCAAACTCTGTCTGAGAGCTTGTTATACGCTTGATCCTAAAGGTTAGGGTAGTTGGGGTCAAATTTTTATAGAACACCAAAAAACAGGGTATATTTAAGCGACTAGCGACTATGTTTACCAAGGTGGTAGCCTTATATTTCTGTCCTTTGTCATAACAAGTCTCAAGAATAGCAAGTGGCTCGTAGCAATGAGGACAACATTCAATACTATCAATATCAATCATGGCAATATTGTCATATTTCCTATGCCAATCGTTATATAGTCCATTGCTAAATGCAAAAGTCCATCTAGCCATCACCACCCCATTGATCTGCCATAGCTTCTGCAATACCGGTATAAAATTTACTTCTTACTTTACTTCTTTCTTTTGA